AGCAGGTCAAGTCCTGCCATAGAACTCCTTATTCAGTTCCGTCTGCTGTAGGCCATTTACGTTTTTCCAAACGACCAAGGCCAGATCCGGAACCATAATCCTTCTCTTGGTATTTTGGCATTTTAATATCTACGCGACCGCCAGTTTTGCGGCCCATAGGTAGTCCACCTGCGCCGCCACGGGCAGCAAGTGCTGCCATAAGCTGCGGAGGAAGCTGAGGTGCGCCACCGGGAGCGCCACCCAAAGGCATACCCTGAGGAGGCATACCTTGTGGCGGCATCTGAAGGGGCATAGGAGGCATTTGTGGAGGAATAGGCGGCATGCCCATACCTACACCAGCACCCAGTGGCCCCTGCTGTCCCGACTGCGGAGAAATAATAATGTTAACGTTGGTTTTGCCTTTTGCGCGACCGCCAGTAGCCCGCATAGGGCGGTTAGCCATAGCAGGGTTGAGCATTGGATTAGGTTGCTGCATTGGCATATTTGGACGCGCACCCATCATTGGGTTTGCTGGAGTAATACCACCACCGTCAAATTTTTTTGACCGTTTTGCTTCGCCTCCCCAGCACTTTTCAGCACGGTTTTTCAAAGCAAACGGTTTAACTTCCTTACGAATCAAAGCACGATCTTCCGCTTCATCCGGGTGCGAATGAGTGCGGCCACCTTTTTTCATTGGGGCCAATACGCCAGTAGGAGCTTTAATATCCCGTGGAACTCCAAAACCTTTGGGAGGCGTCGTAGAGAGGCCTTCTTTCTTTTTGCGGGCAATCATTGCGCCAATTACTTTTTTGCGCTGAGCAGGTGTTGCTCCAATTAGGCCACCACTAGCATAGTGTTCATCAAGGCGATTTGGGTCGTTAGGATGCTCTTGGGCGTGCAAGGCAGCTTGCTGATTTTTGGTTAATTTGTATGGATATGGATTGTAATCTTCTTCATCGCGGCGAGGAGGGACTGGAACAGGCATGTTTGCACCGCCGCCAGCTTTTTTAGTGCGAGCAGATTTGCCAAGGTTCTTGTAAGCCTTCTCGCCCTCTGCGTGAACTAACTTGCCAACCTTACCACCACGTTTAAAACGCGATGGGGTAACAGGAAATTTGCCAGCATTGCCGCTATTCAACCCCTCAAAAGGTGAACCGCCGCGTTCATCCGTAAAGGATTTGCTGCCATCTTCTAACTTTAAACCCATGCGCTGCATTTTTGCGGCTGATGCGGCTTTTGCTTCTTTTTTGTGATCGCTCATTTTAGACTCCTGCTGCGTCCAGCATTAAACATTCGGGTTGTTAACTAACCCATGAATTTCAGGTTTAATAAACTGTTCCGCCAAAGAAGCACTCTCCGGATGAACTGCAATTTCACGCGCCAGTTGCAACATGGCAATACGTTCTTTGCTTTCTCTATCAGCCACGTCATTCTGAGCGTCAGAAGCGGCGTGAACTTCTTTCACTTTAACTTCTTCCATTTTTGCTTGCGAGTCAATCATTTTTGCTTGCGCCATCATCATCATTGGATCTGGTGGCGGTGGTCCGGGAGGGGCCGGAGGAACAAATAGATCGCCAGCGTCTTCAATACCCATCATGGTTAATACCCGCTCATCGACCTTTTTAGCGTCATAAAGCGTTGGGTTTCCCTGCTGCAATTGTTTAATTGCCATTGCTTTTTGGATGCGTACTGCATGCGAAGGTGTATTTGGGTCAGCAACTGGAACAAGATTTACGTTGTTTAAAGCAGCGACAAGGGTTTCAGAAGTCCATTGATAAGACGGATATTTATTGTTTTCCCAAAATGCTTCCGGGCATTCTTTAAACAATTCCGCCAGCAATTGAAATTCGCGTGCTTGAGCTGCATGCATGCGTTTGTGAACAGCAGAGATAACTTTTTGGGCCTGTTCAATCAAAGCAATGGTTGTGCCTACCGGAGCTTCAGCGTTGCCCTCGCCGACGTTTGTTTCGGTCGTGGAGGCCATACGTTGACCGCTTGTTTCAATTAATTGAAGCAATTGAAGAAACTGGCCATCTACGCTGCGATAAGGCAATGGCATAATAGCCGATTGAATTGGTCCGCCATTGGTATCAATAGGCATACCGCCGCCGGGAGGAACCCGAAACTCATTAGTGTTTTGCCGACCAGCTTGTTTTGCATACAAGAATCCCGGAAAGTTAGCGAACATTCCGTTATCAATGCACAACCGCCAGCCAGCAGTTAGCGCCATCGTGGTGTTACCCACAAGATGAAGAAGACCCAAGCCGTAAAAGCCAAAGCCGGGAACAAAGATATAATCAACAAACACTTGCCTACGCAGGAATTGGTCGTCGTCTTCTTTCCACCATCTCCGAATTTCTAAAATTTCTGACGAACTTTTGTCCAAAGTAACCCGGTATGGGAGTTGAAGACCAGTTGGCCCTTCATCATCCTCATGCTCGTAACCCGGGATATCCAATTCGCAATAGCACTCATAAATCTCGCGAGGAGAATTATCTGTATTGGTCATATTACGAGGAATAATGCCCTGAAGGCTTTCAATCTTCTCTTCAACCACATTGTTTTTAGGCGGTTCAGCATGTGCCAATGGCACATTGCGGTACATTCCAACCAATTGCAGCCGCTTGAGGGTGCTTGGGGGCATTTTAATGACATGGGTGATTCGCTGCGCTGTAGCTACAGTTGTCTCAGCATTGGAAACAATGATTTCCGGGATGCTGACAAACTCCGACACCGGACGGCGGCGAATTGGGCAATAGTAAATCTTTTTAAACGTAGTGCCGCCAAACCCTAAAGCAAAAAACATTCGTTCCGTATCAGGGTAATATTCCGATGCGGTTACTGTTAAGTAATGGTTAAAATCTTTCTCCAAGGCTTCAGCCTGAGCATTGATGTTGGCGCTATCCAATCCATCGTTGCGAATTTTAACGGGGCCGCTAGATGGCAATAACTCGCCACGAGCGTTGGCTTGGAAACGAACAATTGATTCCAAAAGCAACGGATGGCGTACAGTTGCCTGTCCCTCAACCGCCGTAGAGCCATCTGATGCGTTGCTGCGGGGCGTTTCAATCTTGGTTCCTAACAAATCAAGGCCCATAACGTACTGTTGAAGCAATTCTTGGCGGGATTCGTTGTCCTGCTCAATCAAACGTTTTAGTTCGTTAGAAATTTGACCCAGTGTGCTGTTGTCAAGAAAAAGTGCAAGATTTTCATGGAAATCTTCTTCGCCGTCTTGATTAGGTCTTTTTTGTCCGCCAAATGAAATAGTTACAGAGCCATCTGGTAATTCTACTTTGACGTAAGGAGATTTAGGATTAACCTTAACTTCAACATCACCTTCAGCCGTCATATCCATATCAAACGCATCAAAATCGTCTGGCCGATTTCCCAAAACGGGAATTTGACGCATGTTCATGGGGGCTAATGGCATGGCTTACACCGGGTACAATTGTGAATTACGACTTGACTTGTATAGCATACCTTCAGTCTTCTCCGCTACTATTTCTATAGGTTTTTGTGCAAAACCAATAAGGCGAAGATGTGTCAAGGCTTGAGTCATACTATCTACCAAGTCATCATGCTTTGCTTTAGGGAACGCTTCCGTTTGACTAATGACCATTTCCGCCCATTCAAAATCTGGAGCATAGATCATTCCCTCTGAAAACAAATGTTGAATGGCGTAGGCGCGAGCAACTTTGTCACCGCGACCCGGATCAACAAGTTGAATGCCCCAACTTTCGCGGGCAAAGTGCGTCCGAAGTTCTTGAGCTACGGAAATACCTGCTGCCTTAGATTCGATAAGAAGTTTATCAATCTTGAATAGGTTGCATTCTTTTATAACTTTTAACACTAACTTGGGAAACTCTAGCCGTTCCTGCCAAGCATGCACTAGCATAATGCGGCGGTTTCCGTTTCTGTCGGACCATACGCCCCAAATCGTCATAGCACTATAATCGTTTTCCTGCTTTGTCGTGTATGCAGTATCAAGTGACGCAATAACGTATTCAAACGGAGGAAATACCGTTTTAGGCAATCCTTCTGCGCCAGAAACTGATTCGTCCCATAAGATCCACCAATCCCGTTTAATGATACCACCGCCTTTAGGCCGTGGACGTTGCTGTAACTGACCAGCCGCCGCAAACGGCCCAAGAGCAGCTTCAAGAGAAGCTACTTCAGGCTCACCAAACCGTTCCGGAACAAGAAGTTCACCTTCTGTTCTATCGTCCACAAACCATTTAGTAATGCATTGGCGGTCTGATTCGTACCGCATTGGCAAACAAAGATGCGTCCATTCACCCCGGTCTTTAGACAATACGTGGCCGGTCAAGTCTGATTCGTGCAACCGCTGCATAATAACGATGTATGCTCCCGTCTTGGGATCATTGAGACGGGTTGACAT